GTTCATCAGGTGTCTCTGGGTCTTCCCATACAACACAATATTCTGTTCTGTGTGGCTCTAGTTTTTCTTTTGCCCAACACAATCTATCCCAAAGATGTGTGCCTTGAAATTCTGGTGTTTCTATTGTCATGCTAAATCTCCACAAGCTATCATATTACAATCTGAAGCATCTTCTGCACTATTACTTGCATTAAACCTAGTCCACCTAGAAGTGGTGGCAGTTTTATTAGCATAGGTGCTTGTTATATCTGCTGCTGAACCATTTCCGTTTGTACCTACAGTATTTGAATAAGTTTTAGCTCCATCAAAACCACTCGTATATGTCAATGTACAATCACCTGCTCCATTATCAGTAAGACTTGAAATGTTGAGACTAGCTTGATTAGTAAAAGAAGATGCAGTAATCCAAGTGCAAAATACTTTAGGAGCACCACTTACAACAAAATCTGTATCCACAGACTTAGCTGTGCCTGTTATCTGCCCACTTGTCTGTAATGTATCAAATGCTATTGTTCCGTTTGCCATTATGCTAGATCTCCGAAAGTAAGTGTATTTGAATTACCAGCATCCCTAGCCGAACCATTTTCAATATCATTTCGTTTTACTAACGAAGTGCTACTACTTCCTGTTGTATATTCTGTGCAGTCAGCATTTGTTAATTCTGCTTGTTTCATGGCAGTGTTAGCAAAGTTTGCGTTACTCATATTATTAGTGAAATTTCCACTATGCACTCCTGTGCTATCATCGCTAATACTTGAGATATTGAAGCTATCTAAGACAGCAGGGGTATCTTGGGTAAATTTGAACCATGACTTACACAACCCTTGCTGAATACTTGTCTGATTGCTACCCTCACCTCTAATAGTCATAGAGTTTGCACTTGCACTAACTACAGGTGTTGAGCCAATGGTTACTGTTGTTGCAGTGGACTTGCCTGTGATTGTGTCTGTTACGATTGTACTCATGCTAAATCTCCATGAAATGTAACACAACTTCTTGTAAATTCTGTTTGCTTATGACCACCATCATGTTCAACAGTTTCAACTCTAGCTGTTGCAGCAGTTATAAATCCTTCGTTATTGTTTGTTATAAACCCAAAATCGGCATTTGGTTTGTATCCTGTGGCAGTTATACTGTAATTAGCAGAGGACATATCATTAAGTATACTCATTGTATAATCACCAGTTCCATTATCATCCATACTAGATAAATTCAAAGAATCTTGGATTCCAAACGTGTCTGGTCCTTTGAATTGTACCCAAGCCTTTGCTAACCCTTGAGTAACATTAGCAGTAGCTGCTCCACCTTCAGATGTTGCAACTGCATTTGTTCCAATAGTATGCACACCTGTAACTGCAAGTGTACCACCAACAGTAGCATTTGCACCACTTAATGTTATAGCAGTATCACTACCACTTGTGCCTTGTAAAGCATCTACTTTAATTCTACTCACGATATCACCAACCTTCCACCACTATTTACTGTCAATGTAACACTACTATCTATAGTAAGTGTTCCTGTTACCTGTGCATTTTCTGTGGCTAGTATTGTTGTGTTAGCAGTTAAGTTTTGTGCATTGGTTCTAAACAAACCACCTGCCTTAAAATTACCTTTGTTCTCATCTGCTGGTGTAACTGTACCAGTTTGTGGTGCTAGAAAGTTTACGAAAATATTTGCAGTTCCAGAACTAGGTGCAGCAGTAAATGTCAAGGTTGTGCCATCTGGTATGGTATATGCTGATGTGTCTTGTACAACGCCATCTACAGATACAAGCACATCTTGTACTGAACTTACTGTTCTGCTTAATGTAAAGGTGGTATCTGATCCATCGCCATTGAATCTTTGTACGGCAGTTGTAGCTTCAAAAGTTGTGACTGGAGTTTTACCAAGAAAGGGCATTAGGTTATCTCCATTATTGATACAGCAATATCTGTAGCTCCACTTGCTGTAAGTTTTAATACGTCTGTTGTCTCCATAACAACTTTATTACCAGCCAATAGTTCTAATGATGATCCTACTGGGATGGGTGCATTTGTAACAAGCTCAACATTTTGGTTAGCCTCGTTATTTGCCCCTGATCTGTTTGATGTATCTGATTCTATTGTAACTGTGGCAGTAACTTGACTTGTTGTTGTATTACCCAACATAATCCCAAGCAGAACTGTCGTTGTTGAACTCGCTACTGTATATATAACATCGGCACTTGTTACACCTGCCTTTGAAACTAATTTAAATGTATTTGCCATATCATTATCCTAACGCTATTGCTAAAGCTGTTGCATCATTGGATGCGTCTGCTGCCGTTACACCACCTATGTCAGATAAAACCTCACTAGCACTTCTACCTTCTACAGAAGTTCCATCTATTCTTAAAAAATCATTATCTGCAACACCAGATGTAAATTGTGCTACATTTGTGTTTGATATACCCACTGCAAGTGTAGCGGCTGTACCTAATCCTAATGTTGATCTTTGTGCAGACGCATCTGCATCGTCTAGTAATGCTTTACCAGCAGAAGTTAAATCATAAGTCTCAGCAGTGCCAGATCCAGTAAACTGTATTCCTTTATCTGCTGCTGACGTTAATCCAGCTAATGCTTGTAGTTCTGCATCTAATCTAGCATTTGGAACAGTGCCACTTGATAAATTAGAAGCATTTAATGCAGTTAGATTACTACCATTTGCAGCAACTATATTGCCACTAGCATCTAAAATAACAGTTTTAGCTGCTGGTAAAGTACAGAATATAGTTCTTGTACCAGAACTCCAACTAACTTCATTATTAGAATTAGAACTTGATAAAATAGTAGTTCTAGCAAGTGTAGTTCCAGAAGATGTAAATGTTCCTAATCCAACCTCAAAATCTGTGCCATCAGTACAAGCATAATATGTAGTATCAGAATTGCTTAAATTAGCAGTAAAAGTTTCAAAACCAGTAACTGCACCAGCCAGTGTATAAGTGCCAGTACCAGTTGTTGTGGTTGTTTCTTTTATTCTATCTGATATTACAAGTGCCATTATTTAAGCTCTATTGTTAAGTTACCTGCATTAATTCTAAATATATCACCACTAGCTATCGTCTTACTTGCATCCAATGCACCAACAAAAAGTATGTTACCACTGCTTGATGCGTCTGCAATAAATACATGAGTGATTGTATCATCACCGCCTCCACCAGAAGCTGGAAATTCTATGTTAGATGCGTTAGTTGCAGTTTGTGTATCTGTTGAATCTGATCCTATGGTTGTCCAACCAGAAGCAGCCACTTGTACTCTTGCGTAGTTTGTAAAGTCAGCTTCTGTTACAGATCCAGTTTCAGCTGCACTCACTGCCGTTGCAAGTCCTACATAAATACTATCACCAGGCGATGAAAAACTAAGAGAGTTATTTTTAAATATAAAATGTAATAATCTTCTCTCTAGATAATTGGTTGCTGCATTTGCTGTTGCCATTTTCTACTCCTATGTTCTCGGTCTCGATGGCAGACCAACTCTAT